ACCGAGATTACCACCCTCCCCGCCGGTCAGAGTCTTGGTCAGATGGAGGACGTGGAATACTTTAAGAATAAATTGATGAGGGCATTAAATGTCCCCATCACGCGCCTTATCCCAGAACAAGGGTTTTCATTAGGACGGTCAAGTGAGATTACCAGGGATGAGTTAAAGTTCCATAAGTTCATTAAACGATTGCGTGCTAAGTTCTCAGTTCTCTTCATTGATATCCTTAAGGTTCAATTGATAGCCAAGGGTATTATTAAGGTCGAGGAATGGGATGAAATCTCTAAACAATTGTTCATTGAATATAGAAAAGATAATCATTTCAGTGAACTGAAAGATTTGGAGATTCTAAATAATAGACTAGAAGCATTAGGGCGTATTGAACCATATGTCGGCAAGTATTACTCAAGGGCTTTTGTTCAAAAATCAATTCTTAGATTCACAGAAGATGAAATCGGTGATCTGAATACCGAGATAGAACAAGAAGCCCAAGAACAACCAGAACAAGAACAACCAGATGAAGGACAAGGAAATGAATAAGGTAACTCAATTAATTGAATCAATCGCAGCAGGTAAATCCCTGGATATTGAGCGGCTATTTGAATCCATCTTGGCCGAAAAGGTTGCCGCTGCTCTGAGCGAGAAACGGATGGAGGTAGCTAAGAATCTGTTCGCCGAGGGCAAGGATGAGGACGAGGATGAAGATGAGAGTGATAAAAAAATTAATGAACGAGCAAAATGGCGGACATCAAGCGTAGCTAGAAAAATTACATCTCCGGACAGCGAAGATTCCATGTCGTATGATTACCACCACCATGAGAATCCTAGATCCACTGGTATGATGAGAGCAACATCGGATAGAGATTTTAAGTATGGTAGTTTGGAAACAAGACCCAAAGCAGAAATTGCAAAAACAGGCAACAGACAGGGTCTTATTACAAAACGACACGCGGAACGTCTGAAAGCTAGAATAAAGGCTAGGAATGAATCCCTGGACCAAATGTCCGGTGAAGAAATCGATTCCTTAATCGAAGATTTTGATCAACTAGACGAACTTAGTAAAGCTACATTGGGTTCTTATCTAAAGAAGGCTAGTCATGATGTAGCTGCTAAAGGAGCCGCAACACGACAGTTTGCTATTGATGCAGCCAATGCAAAAAAGGACCATAAGTTCCGTGAAGGTTCAGATTTGTCAGATAAAGCAGATAAAACCTTTGGTAAGAGTTGGGATAGACGGAAGAATATGGCTAAAGCAGTTGACCGTTTGACCAAGGAATCCCTAGACCAAATGTCCGGTGAAGAAATCGATTCCTTAATCGAAGATTTTGATCAACTAGATGAACTAAGCAAAGATACCCTAAAGTCATATATTAAGGGAGCCAGTAGACAAGCTACAACCCATTCCGAAATTGCTGGTAATTACCGTGAAACAGCAGATAAAATTCGTGACTTACCGGGTTCTAAACACTTTGTAAAATTTAACACAGATCAAGCCAATTCTAGCCAAAAGATTGCAGATAAGAGAACCAAGGGTATTACCAAGGCCGCAGATAAATTAACAAAATGACCCCAGCAGTTTACAATATCCAAGGATCCGCTGTTATTAACATAGCGGATGCTTGGTACTTAAATGAAGAAAACATCTTTATTAGTGAAGAGGATAGTGCATTAGATATTCTTGAGGAAAGAATCGATAATATAAATACAAAGAAACAAGCGATATTAGATGAATCATTTAGTGTAGAACAGACTATTAAAATAATTAAAAAACATAATAATAAAGTCACACACGATCTATTGGAATCTTGTTTATCTCTTGCACTATCCAAATCCATCACTAATAGACCAGATGTTCTAGACTTAAGAAAAACAGGACTCACTATAGCCGATAAGTACATTTTTGTCATTGGTGAAGAAATGGTCGGATTGTCAGAATCTGATATTGAAGTTCTTAAATCTATACCATCGGAATTGTTAGAATCTATAACCGCTGATAGTCTAACAGAATTACTTAGAGAGACATACGCATGAAACGTGTAATGAAACTAACAGAGACACTTGGAATTATCAAGGTTGTCGGTACTGGTACACATACTATTCTATTAAACAGTGACCTGTTATCACCAACTCAGATTCTTAGCGGACCGTTGGGTGTTGGTATTGCATTCATTACATGGTCAACCGGTGGTAATATTGCTATCTCCAGAAACGGTGAGAATTTATATGAACTGTTCACCAATGAAGGTAACTTTGACTTGTCGGGTAACGGCGGATACTCTGATATGACACATGCTGGTAGCGATATCAATATCACAATCACAAATGGCGGTACGTGTATTCTGACACTTAGAAAAGCAACCGGATATGTCTCTAGAATCGAACCATTCAGATTCGGTCAGTATGATGATCCAACACAAGTGGGGGCATGATGAAATTTCTACGAGAGAGTTATTCCAGTGATATTCAAGTTATCACTGAAGGAACCGATGGCAAGAGGGACTTGTACATCAGCGGTATTTTCGCTGAGGCTGAACTGAAGAATCGCAATGGTAGGATTTACCCACGTGCTGTAATGGAGCGTGCGGTTAAACAGTATGTTGAAGATTATGTCAGCAAGAATCGTGCCATTAGTGAATTATCACATCCAGAGAATCGTCCTCAGCCTAAACCCGAGTTTGCTAGTCACCTAGTCACTGAGTTGAACATGGTCGGTAATACTGTCAGAGGTAAGGCTAAGGTTCTTAATACACCCCAAGGTCAGATCCTTCGGGGTCTCCTAGAAGGTGGGGTCCAGATGGGAGTGTCCACTCGTGCTCTGGGTAGTCTCCGCGAGGGTAAGGATGGTACTAAAATTGTGGAGAATGATCTACAGTTATTTGCCATTGATGCAGTATCAGACCCCAGTTCGATCAATGCCTGGGTCGATGCTATTAATGAGAGTGCCGAATGGGTGATTACTGGTGATGGTAAAATCTTTGAACAAACAAAGACTGAGTTCAAGAAAGTCAAAATTACCGAAGAAAAGGCACTTGAGATGTTTAAGCAGTTTATGCTAAACATTAAATCACATTGATGGTTCGTCAGAAAATCATTTGTACTAAATATATTAAACAAAGGAAATAACATGTCCCTAGAACAAAAAATTGCAGAGTTAATGGAACAAGCTAAAGAGCTAGATATTAAGAAATCGGCTGAAGAAAACCTAGATGCTATGTCTGATGATATCAATGATCTAGTTGAGAACAAAGAAGACTTAGATCAAACAATTGATCTGAGCGGCCTTTTCGAGGGTGAAGAACTGTCGGAAGAATTCAAGACAAATGTGACCTCTGTGTTTGAAGCAGTGGTCGAAGCCAGAGTTAAGCAAGAAGTTGCTCATATTCAAGAAGAATTAGAATCCTCTTTGCGAGCTAAGGAAGAGGAACTGATGGAGGGGTTAGTTGAAAAAGTTGATGGTTATCTCAACTATGTAGTTGAGCAGTGGGTACAAGAAAATGAAATTGCCCTTGAACGCGGCATTAAGCTCGATATTTTCGAGAGCTTTATTAGCGGCATGAAGGACTTACTAGAGTCACACTATATTGATGCACCAGATGAAAAGATTGACTTGATGGAAGAACTAGACAGCCGTGCTACAAAGCTTGAGGAAAAATACGATGCTGCATGTGCCGAGATTGTCGAACTTCGGTCAGCATTGAAGAATGTAGCCAAAGACACTCAGATCCGCGAAGCATGCGAAGGTCTGTCTGATCTGGAAGCAGCAAAGTTCATGCAATTAGCTGAGGAACTGGCATATGATGATGGTGATAGTTTTGTCAAGAAACTCTCAATTATCAAAGAGAACCTAGTCAAAACACACAAACAAAAACCGATTCTTGATTCAGTAGTTACTGATTCACCGGTCGAATTACTTGAAGAAAAACAACTAGACCCAACAATGGCCCGTTATCTTAAAGCCATTCGTTAAACCATAAGGAAATAAAATGCAACCACAACCTCGTGCAGACCTAGTTAAAAAATGGTCCCCTATTCTAGATCACGCCGATCTAGCCCCTATCAAAGACGAACACCGCCGTCAAGTGACAGCAGTTCTTCTGGAAAACCAAGAACGTGCTCAGATCGAAGAACGTCATGCACTGTTTGAAACCCCAGCTAACGCCGGTGGCCTAGGTATCGCAATGGGCTCAGCTGGTGCAGCTAGCAATACCGTCGCCGGTTTTGACCCAGTCCTAATCAGCCTAGTCCGTCGTGCAGCTCCAGCAATGATCGCCTATGACATGATGGGCGTTCAGCCGATGACTCAGCCTACCGGTCTGATCTTCGCCATGAAGAGCCGCTACACTAGCCAAAACGGCGCTGAAGCTCTATTCAACGAAGCTGATACCGACTTCGCTGGTACAGGAGTCCATGCGGGTAACCCTGGTGCTCCTGGTGCTACTACTGGTACTGGTCGCACAGCCCAGTCAGCAGAGGCCCAAGGATCAGCATCTGGTGATCCTTTCAACCAAATGGCATTCTCAATTGAACGGACTAGCGTTACTGCACGCAGCCGTGCTCTACGTGCCGAGTACTCAGTTGAACTAGCACAGGACTTGAAAGCAGTCCATGGTCTAGATGCTGAGGCTGAACTGAGCAAGATCCTATCAGATGAGATCCTAGCTGAAATCAACCGTGAAGTTGTTCGTACCGTATATCGTGTAGCACGTCCTGGTGCACAGATCGGCACTGCTACAGCCGGTGTATTCGACCTAGACGTTGACTCAAATGGTCGTTGGTCTGTTGAGAAATTCAAAGGTCTCCTGTTCCAAATTGAACGCGAAGCCAATGCAATCTATCAAGAAACCCGTCGTGGTCGCGGTAATTTCATCGTCTGCTCAGCCGACGTTGCTTCAGCTCTAGCCATGGCTGGTGTTCTAGACTATGCCCCAGCACTGTCAACTAACCTAACCGTTGATGAAGCTAGCAACACCTTTGCTGGTGTTCTGAATGGCAAATACAAGGTCTATGTTGATCCATTCGCTGCTAACCAGACTCCAGAGCAGTTCCTATTGGTGGGCTACAAAGGTACCAGTGCATTCGATGCCGGTGCATTCTACTGCCCATATGTTCCTCTGCAACTCTTCCGCGCAATGGATCCAAATACCTTCCAGCCAAAACTGGCTTTCCGTACAAGATACGGAATGGTAGCAAACCCATTCTCACAGGGCGGTGGTGCAGTGACAGCGGATCTAGTTACTGACGCTGACGTATACTATCGAAAAATTCGCGTTACTAACATTCTATGAACGCAATTTTGTAAATACAAAAGGACCTTCGGGTCCTTTTGTCGAACAAAAGGACCTTCG